TTCCTTTGGTGGTGCTCTGGGACGATTTTTCCCAGAACAATACTCAGTAACCCATCCTCAAAAGTAACTGATCTAACTTCCGTTTCATCTGAGAGTGTCCAAGATCTGGTGAAAGATCTCTGAGCCACTCCTCTGTGGACATATTCTGTTCCTGTTTCTTTATCCTCTTTTTGTCCTTCGACAAAGAGTTTACCATCTTGTGTGTAGACATAGACCTCCGATTTTTTAAATCCTGCCAATGCGAGTTCTAGTCTTGATTCTACGTTGCTGACCGTGACTAGATTATATGGAGGATAATTTGTCGTTGTTTCGTGGAGTCTAAACAGACGATCAAAGTATTCGTCCATACCAATGCTATTCCTATTTATACGGTCTAGCAGCTGATCTAGATTGGCAGCATTGTACTTCATTAAGTTAGTCATTTGTAGCTCTCCTAAAAAGCGAGATTGCGTTGTGTGGACCCCGAAGGCATCCATAAGTATATATTAGCATAAGACATAAAAAAGAGGGTAGTGAAACCCTCACTTTTTTATTCGGTTTCTTCTGTCCTTTTCTTCTTAGAACCAATGTTGTACTTGGTCTCAAGAATCCAGTCTTGTTTATCTTTATATGCAAGAACTTTGATTTGATTAAGTGGTGCAATATCAGTAATCTTACTCACATCAACAATACCAATCAGTCCCCAATCAGCAAGCAGTTGTGCAATACGATTACGTCTCTGAACATCGTTTACTGTCAGATTTGCGTGCTTTCCATCCAAAGCAAACAGTTCCTTAAAATGTACAAGGAAATATCTACCTTGCTTATGCAGAATATGACAGGACTGATAAATCTTTTTCTCTTTCCTAGATGCAACACCGATGCGTGTCAATGTCTCACGCACTTTCAGAAAATCATCAGGTTCACTCAGAACAACCTCAACCATTTGTTCGGGTGTCCACGTCACTTCAGCTTCTCTAACAACACTCATTTTTTTCCTCCAGTATCAAATTTTGATTTAATAAAATTAAGTTGTTCTTTTGTGAGTATTTTCAAAGCTTGCTTTGCCTTCTCATTACTATAACCATAATATCGTTTGACATAATCAAGATCTTTGATTTCGTCTTTGCGGATCCAAGGAGAAAATCTCTTCTTTTTCCTCACAATATTTATAAGAAAGTCATATTGCAACTTTTTTGGAAGAAAATGATACTGATTGAGTTCATTGACAAACATCAATGTATCAATGTGTCCAGAAAGACAACGATTAATAATATATGGAGGATACTCCTTCTCAAGTGAAGGATCTTCATCAATCAAATTCTTCTTCGTCTGATTGATGGAGTTGAGCCAGTCTTTCAGTTCAGTCATAAGTCAAACAGAATTTGAGTCAGGATATTATTTTCTACTTTCTCAGTAGGATAGTTAGTTACAAGAAGTTCCGTCTTTACATTCTCATCCGTTCCCTTCTCTCCACGATGTGCCATAGAATACCTAAGTTTCCATTCACGAAGATAATAATCTTTATAAAGTTCTAACAACCTATCATTCACATTGTAAGTAATCATAAACTTGTGAGGACACTTATAAACATCTTCGGCAAATTTATCGTGATCAAAGAACTTATGCATCTCACGATCCTTTCCATAAAGAAAGTCTTTGATATCATAAGGAGGATCAAGAAATACAAACACATCATCACCAGGAGCATTCATAACTTCCGAATAATCAATATTCGTAATCTTCCACTTCTGAATGAGTTGAGAATATTGCTTGAGTTTCTGAATACCAACAAAAGAAAAATTAGAACGAGAAGCAGTCTTGGAAAAAGTACTATTTTCAGTCAGTCCAGAGAAACTGCACTTGTTTAGAATGAAAAAACTTACGGCACGATCAAGTCCATCCTGATCATTAATATCATCCCGTGTTTTGTCAAATAATTCTTTGTGCGCGGCATCCTTATCATCCTGAGACTTATAATTGGATGCCTTAGATTTAATATCGTTCAGTCGATCAGAAAGTTCTTCACCATAATCCCTGAGTTGCACCCAGAAATTGTAGAGAGTAACATACTTATCATTAATCCAAACAGGAACATCAGGATATGCCTGCGTTGCATAAAATGCCACAGAACCACCACCAATGAATGGCTCACGATATTCTTTAAAGTTTTCAGGAAACCATGGAGATAAAGTCTTTGTTGCTTTAGACTTACCACCAGGATATCTAAGACAAGTTTTCAGAGGAAACGTTTTCATAATCAATAGGATGATACTTCAAATATTCACGGAAGGTCAATTTCATTTCCTTCTGCGTCATAC